CGGCTGTCCATTTCTGAGCCACAGCTTGTTGCTCTGCGATATCTAACTCTACTAACTTTGACGCGTGGGCCTTCTCCTCTTCTGACAGATCACTATTAAATATAGCTTTTGCTGCGCCTAACAAATCACCTTGAACAATCTCAGAGGCTACGTCTAGGACTTTGACCTTGTTAATGCTTCTTAGGAAGTCTCCTACTCTAGTAGTTCCGTTGATCTCTTTGTATGTCTTTTTATCTTTCATAACAGTCTATTAAATACTTATACTCATCCTTAACGATAAAGCTAGGACAAGCCTTAGCTGAAAACTCGTTGTGGCCATGTAAAGTAGCTTTAGGATACTCTACCATTAGAAACTCTAGAAAGGCGCTTAGGGATGCTATCTGTGCGTCTGTGCGGGTGTCTTTGGCCTTCATGTCTGAGTCTAATCCTCCAATGTAGCAAATGCCTATAGATCCCTTGTTGTGTCCTCTTACATGAGCTCCTTGTCTCTCTAAAGGACGACCCTCTTCAATTGTTCCATCCAGCATGACCACATAGTGATAGCCAATGTCTGACCAGCCTCGTGCTTTATGCCATTCCCTTATTGTCTCAACAGATACGTTTCTCCCCTCTGGAGTTGCTGAGCAGTGTAATATGATCTTATCTATGTCTCTCATTCCTCCCCGAAAAAATATGCCTTTATAGCGAACGTAGCTATGGCACTTAGTATTGATACAAAAAAGATTGATACCCTTCTAAGGGCTTTATTTAGGTACATTAATTTCTCAACGTCGTCGTTAAGTTTCCTTACTTGAGTGATCAGTCCAGTCCTTGTAGAGTTCGAGTCGTCCTCCAGAACATTGATGACTTGCTCGACCTTATGTCTGAGCTTTAAGTTATTCTTATCCATCTCAAAGATCGAGTCCTTGAGTGATTCAAGTGAGAGCATCTCCTTTTTAGTCATGGCTTAGGTGTCTTCTTGAAGGATTAGAGAAAATAGACCTTTCTGAATCGGTAAGTTAACCTGTATCTGTACCTCGAGTCTGTGCAGCTGGTCGAAGGTTGCGTCGCCAGACGTAAGATTGAGCTGGACATTTTTCGACGAGCTTGTTCCAAAGCCTAGACTAAGTGACCCACTAGTATATACTACAGATCCATTTCTCAGTACTCTATACTTCATCGTTGTGGCTGAAGTAGCTGTACCTGTACCAGCACCTCTATAACTAATCCCTCTAACGTATCCATCGAAAGGAGTTACGATGCTGTGATAGAATTGTCTTGACGTAGACTCAAGCTGCCCATCGAAAGGTATATAATACCATGATGATGAGCTGCTGCTGTTAAGGTCTAGGTTAGCTGTTAGCATGGTAGTCATCTGAGGGAAGATCGTCAGCGTATCAGTCCCTGTATCAGTCAATAGCTTTACTCCCGTACCCGTATTGAAGGTGAAGGTGTCGTTATTGCTGTCGGCTGTAATCGTTGATCCACCAGATACAGCCATGTTTTTGAAGATGTTCTGAGATGATCCCCTGTCGTTATTTAGTATGCTAATAGTGTTAGTAGATACTGAAGTACTTATACCTGTAGATCCCAAGACAGATAAGGTCTCTCCATCTGTTATGGAGTTAGAGAGACCAGCGTCTCCACCTATAGTAAAGTCACTCATTCCAGAGCTCGGCGCATTTATCCAGCTAGTGGCTGATCCCGTTGATGACAAGATCTGGCCAGAAGTTCCCGTTGAGTTACTGGTGTCAGCAAGGCTACCCGATATCCTTGCGTTTCCGTTTACATGGAAAGTACAAGAGGGCGATGTTGTGCCGACGCCTACTCTCTTAGTGGCTGAAACAACAGTCAGAGCGTCCGTAAGGACTCTCAAGTGTGTTGCGTCCTCTTCTACGAAGTCAGAGTCTTCTACTGTGTCGGAGTCTGTCCATTTGGTAAAAGCACCAGCAGTCCCCGATCCATCGATAGTACCTCCAGCTGAAGCAGCCCATTTCGTACCCGACCCAGTGCTCTGGAGCGTTTGGCCCCCAGTACCAGCTGAGTTCAAGCTGTCGTAGATTCTACCGTCGATTTTTACATCGCCATCTACCTCGATATCTTGTGTGAATTTTGTAGCCATAAGGATCTGCTTTAGGATTATAGCCCCCTAGTTAAAGAGGGCTTTCTTTAAAAACACTTTAGTACTCCATTTTAGTCATCAACACCATGTACTGGTTAGTAGTCGGTGCTGTAGAGAATACGATATCAACGGAGTTTGTGGCTCTGTTGTTTACCTCAGCGAATACAGTGGCTCCAGTAGAAACCTCAACGAGCTGTACCATGACCTTATTGAAGTCTGTCAGCGCGAATGAGTGCGTGGCTGTGCAAGTTGTCAAGGATCCGTTACCAATCAAAACAGTCTTGTGATTGCCAGTACCTAATCCATCAACGCTAGCAATTGCAGCAGATAGTCCAGCTGGAGTAACTGCGCGACTAGTGTCAGTTCCAGTAGTGGCTTCTGTTACAGTAGCTAACTCCACAACCCCAGAAACTGTAGTCGATGCGCTCTGCATGTTCCCAGAAGTGAAGGCAGTGATCACCCCGTCAGTCAAGGTCATAGACTTAAGTATGTTTACGCCAGACTGAGTATAGTCTGAATCTGTACCTATGACAGTGTTATAAGTACCTGCGGCCTGTGCCCCGATGTCGGCAGCTGTTAGCGTTCTAGTAGATATAGTAGCGTTAGCATCTGTAACGTGGCCTAAGGTGTCCGTAGTGACGTTTAAGTCTAGGTCAGAGATAACTGTCGCACCAGTTAGAGCGCCTGTGTCGATATTGATATCGTCCCCAGCGTGAGTTGGGTGAACGTATACTGTATCAGTGTTTACTGTCTTGTCAGTCCATGTCAAAGATCCAGCAGTAGCTCCAGCGGTCAAAACCTTCCCGTTGTTCGTTGTGCCTGTTGCTATTACATGAAGATTTCCATCACCTGTAGGGTGTACATAGTTGTTAGCGTTAGTCGCTCCTGTATAGCCTAAGTTCGCTAGCGTTAGCGTTCTATTGGATGTGGACTGCACTACTCCGTTAGTCAATACTATTGAAGACAATACAGAGGCTCCAGAGCTAGAGTAGTCTGTGCTTGTTCCGCCTGTTACTACGCCATACTCAGATGGGACTGGGATGTTATTGTACGTCGACCCATCGTTAGTAAATGTCCATCGATCAGTTCCTTCGTCCCAAAGCAAGGAAGTATTGGTAGAAGTCCCTCTCTCGATTTCTATACCCCCGTCTTGAGATGGTGCTCCAGTCTCGTTAGAGTTTAAGGTGATAATGTTATCCGCGAGATTGATCGTCTCGGTGTTTACTGTCGTAGTAGTTCCACTTACAGTTAAGTTACCTGTTACCGTTAAGTTGTTTCCAATTGTTACGTTGCTAGGTAGACCTACAGTTATAGTCCCGTTGGCACCTGTGGATTCGGTTACCTCTATCTCATTGGTAGTACCCGAGAAGGTGACGCTAGTATCAGTTCCAGCACTTGCGTCTAGATTCAGTACAGCAGTGTTAGCAGCCCCAGCAGTGGTGTTGAATTGGTAGGTAGTGTTGTCGTTAGCCGCTGCTATTGTGATAGCGTCAGTCCCAGCGTTCGTTGTAATTGTTACGTTCGATCCATTAACGAGAGTAACCGTGTCGTTATTGCTGTCTGCGACAACAGTAGATTGTCCAGCTACTGCAAAGTTCTTGAAGATGTTTTGAGACGACCCTCGATCTGTGTTGGTTACAGATACCGATCCAGTGGCGGCGGTGTTTGTAGATAGTCCAGTCCCAGAGGTGAAGGCAGTGACTCCAGCGTCAGAAATATACCCCAAGCCAGTTACGAAGTCGTGGATCTGATCCCCAGTAGCTAATGCAGTTCCTCCGTCGACTACAGCACCAGTGACAGCGGCAACACTAGGAGTGGCTCCAGTGCCACCAGTTACAGTGATTTGACCTGTAGTAGTGGACGAGATTGACTCAACGTCACCATTCACAGAGTACCATGCCGACCCGTTGTGCGCCATTAGTCGATTAGTACCTGTATTGTAGTATACTTGACCCTCAGTTCCAGAAGGCGCTGTTCCTAATGGGTGAATAACTGCGTTTTGCAGTTCGTTTTGCTCTAACGTAATGTTGTTAAGATACTTAATAGCCATTTTTTTTAGTTTAGATACGCCTTACCCGAAAATGAGGCGGTGAAAGTTATAGTTAAGTTATTATTGTCAATCATAGATGTTGATCCCACTACGACATTGTTTCCAGAGTCTACCACTGTTACGCTGGGGAATTTAGCCAGCCCATGATTAATAGTCCAAGTTGACGAGGCAGAGCTCTGAATGTGGACGTAGTTTTTATCCGCTCCCACAGACAGCGATCCCACAGTCCCGTCAGCTAACAAAACTTGAGAGCTTGTTCCCGTAGGCGTCTTAAATCCCTGTGCCTCTACTGCAACAGAAGAAACCACCTCTAGCTCAGACAGAGACAAAGGAGATGGCGTTCCTAAACCATCCGTAACTACCTTGAGTCCAGAGTTTAAGCCATCATTGTCTTCCAGCTTTAGAAGTGAGTCGTAAGTGTGCCTTACTTGTGTTCCTGTTAATGTCGCCATCTATTATAGTTGCCAGCCTCCGAAGTTTACCTTCTTAGTGGGGTGAATGTCTCCTGTATTGTTCGTTAGGTATTCTGGATAGTTTGTAGGGAAAGCGCAGATATGATCTACCAATCTGGTAGCGTAGTGCGTAGCTGTGTCTCTAGTAGCCTCCACCATGACATTGATCTCGTTACGCTCCAATGCTGTCGCGTTCTCTGAGGTGTGTTTAAATACCCCTTTGTTGTTCACGCTGTACTGGCTGAACGGAAGGAATTCTAAGAAGGCGTACTGAGCTAACGTCGGCTTAATGTATGTATTGACCAAAGTTAAATAATTGCCGCTTAGAGACGCTCCTATGATGTCTGACTGGAGCTTCTCGTATAGAGTAGAGCCTAAGATCTCATGTATATGGATATCTTGAGCGATCTCAATATATTGGACGACCTTATCAAAGTCTAGGTTTCCGCTTATCGGAGTGTATCGGACTAAGTCCTCTCTGCTAATGAATAGTGCCTTGCTCATGGTTTATTTTTTTGGTGCTGAGTAACTTGGGTGATGCCCTTTGTCAGCTCTGTCAATTTGAGCCTCTGCGACTCTTTTATCGTTTCTAAATTTATTTCTTTTTGGATCAAAGCCTAATTTCTTAGCTTGTCCGACTGTAATCTTTCTAACTCCGTTCATTGCTCCACCGCCCCAAGCTGTTCCGTCTGCTTTTGTTCTCTTTAGGTAGATGCGTCTTTCAAATTTATGATGACAGTTAACCCCTCCTTTATGTTTCCAAATTGAGTAAGGCTGCTTATTGTGGCCTAGCTCGCTGTTTACTCCGTCAGATTGCATCTTAATGATGTCCTCCTTGCGGTATAGCCTAGAGGCCGACTCCATTGCAGTACAGAAAGCTCTCTGTTTCTTGCCCTTAGAAGATCCATTCTTTTTAGATCCTTGAACATAAGCGTAGCGTACCTTCAAAAACTTGGTGTCTTGTGCGGATACTCCAGCTCTGTTGTCTGCTGGTGCTGAAGCTAGCTCTGGCATAGATAGGTTAACTTGCTCTGTTAGCATAGCCTCCCAGTCTTCGTCTTCTGTCTCTTCGTCATCAATTACTGCGTGGATCATTTCCCAAGCAGTGTCGTCAATCTGTTCTCCTTTTTTAGAGAGGTAGGTAAGCCAATCAACTTGCGCCTCTGGATTAAAATTTGCAGATAAGTTTGTATCTTCGACTTCTTTCTTGTCGTCTTCCTTAGCTCCTTTATCGTCCTCTTCTTGATCTCTGGCCTCTTCGCTTATTTCAATAGGCTGAGACGTTAGTAAAACCAATTCGGGTACAGCTCCGTTGACCTCAAGGATCTCCTCGATAGCCTCAATCATCTCGTCTTGATAGGTGCGGATGACTGTAGA